ATGAAGGAGTATAAATACAACGATGCGATTATACGAATTAAAGGGGACGTTGATCGCGAAAGAATAAGGGAAGCAACGATAAAATTTATGAAGAAAGTTGAGATAGAAAAGAGAAAGAAAACGAAGGGGAAAATTCAAAATGGGGACAGTAATAAGAGCTGAGTTGTCAGAAAACAACAAATACTGGATAAGTAAGCACCGATATTACGAGTTAAAACATTTTTGCCTTCAGTATCCTATATGGAAAAAAGCGTATGCTGCCATAAACGATAGTCCTGGATCGGCATCTATCATTGAAATGAGTCCATGCACGAATCTTGCATCTGATCGGACCGGTCGGAATGCGGTATTGAAAGCTTATTATGCTGAGCGAATAGAGTTAATAGAGCGGACTGCATACCGGACAGACCATGTACTTGGATCATACATATTACGTGCCGTGACGGAAGAATTATCATATACATATCTGCATTCAAAATTGGAAATGCCGTGTGGGAGAGATATGTATTATGACAGATATCGCAAATTTTTCTGGCTACTAAGTAATGCCAGGGATTGATATCGCGATAAATACATTGCCTTTTATAGAGATAGTAAAGAGGGTTCTATTTGGACTCTCTTTTTTTTATCGCGAATTATACATTGCATATTATGAAAAAAATAAAATCGAGAACAAAGGAGAATATTCATGGAGACAAATTTTAATGCAATGATGACAGCGGCAACAGATAAATATACTCAGCTTATCGATATTGCGTATAAACTGAAGAGTGGCGTAGGAGAAGAAGAAGACTACACGAAACTCATTAATATTATACACAGCAATTATATGGATGAGGCTGATTTGATATTTAATCTGTGCAATGAGAATCATGCAGTTGAGGAATTGAAACCAAATAAAGAAATTCAGATTCCGATATTTATGGCCAAAAAACGGGGGGCTTAACAAAGCCTTCCTTTTTCTTTTTACGGACATGGGTTACATTGAATGATTGTATATTCGTAGGGTGAAAATTTCCCGGGTGGGATTTTTCATAAAACAAAGTGACGAAAGGAGGGAAATCACATGACTGGAGGTTTTATTGCATTTGGAATCGGCGTTTGTATCGGATGTATTATGACATTCATTATTGAAAGGAATTACAAGACCGGATATGGTGCCTTTAAAATTGAACAGATGGATGATCCAGACTATAAGGATTTCTACAAGATCTGTATCAGTGTGAGCAAGAGTCCGAAACTTCTTGATAAAAATAAGATCATTTTGCTAAAAGACAATTCGCCAAAATAACAAAGCCTATAATGAAAAAATCTAAGGAGGATGTAAGTATGAATGAAATCAAAGAGTTACTTAATGGCGAGATTGGTGACGAAATGGAAGTATTGAAAGATATGAAACTCGGAACTGATGAGTACAAAATTGCGGTTGATGGTGTTACTAAGCTTTATGACCGGGCTATTGAGATCAAGAAGATCGAGGCTGAACAGGAATTAAAACGACAGCAGCATGAGGCTGACCAGAAGTTTAAGGAAGAACAGCAACGAGATGAAAGAAATGATCGAAGGATAAAGAATGGTTTAACATTGGCCGCTTTGGTGGTTACTACAGGAACGGCAGTCTGGGGGACAATCAAATCAATCAAGTTTGAAGAAACCGGAACCATCACAACCATTATGGGCCGTGGATGGATCAATAAACTGATTCCGAAAAAGTAGATTCAAAATGGAGGGGTTAAGAAAAACTTAGCCTCTTCTTTTTCTTCGCGAAGATTACGTATCCCTTTATAGAAAAACGAAGGAGGTACGTATTATGTATACGAAGAAAGTTACAATTACAAAAGAAAACAGATTTGGAGATCGTTACACAATCGAGGATGAAAGATTGGTTTACGAAACTGAGGAGGAGCGAATGGAGGCAGCGATATATAATCGCAGTCATTCCGACAGTTATACCGAACATTATCGTAAACAAAAGTCAACAATCGCAGATGTAAAGATGGAACAAATTATGGATTCGATCAATGAATACTTTGATATGCTCGATATGAACTAAGAGTTTAGAAGAAGTAGATCTCACATGGGATCTCTTCTTTTCGCGTAAAATACATACCTCTTTATAGAAATACAGCAATAAAATCAAAGGAGGATTTAAGCATGGCAATATTTATTACGAGACAAAAAAAAATGGATGACAGTTACAGGAAAGTCGAAGCTATGTACCGTAAAGGTCTTAGTACGGACGAAATTGCGAAAGCTGTCAATCTTGATCGAATGGATGTATTAGATATCGAACAGAAAATTTATCATTTAGATGTTAGAGCTAGAAAATTCAACTAAGGTAAAAGCCTGGGTGAAATATTCCTGGGCTTTTCTTTTTCGCGACGAATTCTTATCCTTATATGAAAATTATAAGGAGGATATGAATATGGAGATTAAGGAATTTTATAAGAAGTACAATCTGAATAAGTACACGTTTGCCCAGTTGTCCGGTGTTGGAACGGAGTCACTAATCAAATTTGAGGAAGGCGAGCAGATTCGTCAGGATACGATTGAACGGATCGAGCAAGCTATGCTGATAATTGAGATGGGTGATTACGTTAGACCAAGATATGACAATTATAGAGGTAGACATAGTGTATCATATAAGGATGAATTTCAAAGGAAAGTACATATTTATATGCAATCTGTGAAGAAAATTATCGCAATAGGGCTCTAACAAGGGCTCTTTTGTCATTTTTTTTATTATTATTTTATATTAATACGCGAGAAAAAATTAAAATAGACTTTAAGAAATTAAAATAGAGTTTAATTTTTACTTTAAAAGGAGTATGAATAATGCGATATTTTTATGAAAAACCGACGATATATGTACCAATGTATGGAGAAACATATTCCTGTAACCATCCGGTATACGATAAGTGCACATTATTCAAAATGGATTCGAAGGGTTTGGCGGTTATACAGCAACGGTATGATCCAGTTACAAAGAAAACTTGGTGGACAGAAATAGACCCATGGCTGGTGAATACGGTATACCTCCATCCAGGATTCAAAAAGTTTTTTGACGAGAGATCTGGGGAACCATCAGATAATCTATATCCGACAGTAAGTATTCGCCAACTCATGTGGGCATTAAAGATCAAGCCGATTAAAAAAGAACGATGGGAGACATGCTTTGATCGTAGAGAGATTTAGCGAAATTTACATGGGGTATTATGAAAGAATATTTTAAGGAGGAATTTATTTATGTGTAAATTTTGCAAACCGGATGAATTTGGAGATGGAATAGAAATTACTAAACCGATTAAGTCGAAAGAAGTAAGAATAGGATCAGTGTTCAACGCTATGACGTTAGAAGCTTGGATACTAGATGGTGATGAACATAAACCAAAATTACGATTAAGCTTGAATGATCAAGAAGGCAATGATTTAGTGCATATGAACATTACGCTCAGATATTGTCCAAAATGCGGAAGAAAACTTATAAATTGATATTTGATCAAAGGGTCTTGGAAAAACTGAGACTCTTTTTCTTTCGCGAAAATTACATATTCCTTTATGAGAAAGGAGGTATTTATATGTCACCAATAGTAATAAAATATGCAAAATTTATAACAACTATTATCAGCGCTGGGCTGACACTCGCAGTGAAAGGTAATACGGAGAAAATTATGATGAATATGGTTGCAAAAAAAGTGGCAGAAGAATTAGCTAAACGACATTTGTGAAAAAAAAAAATAAGAGGTCTTTGAATTTAGGCCTCTTATTTTGCCAGTCTCGCGAAAAATACGCTCCCTTTTATAGAATAAAGATTAAAGGAGACAAACATGGATGAGATGAAAATAAAACTATCTACAAAAATGATGAGAAGTATTTTAGGAAGAATAATTTCTAAGGCGATATATAAAAATATGGGTATTAAACCTGATATCAATATTAAAGAGATTGAACTAGAAATGAAAAATGGAAAAATATATTTTCATATTAATGTAGATGGAAACATTGATGACTCGGCAATATTAAAGGTAACAAAATTAATTGATTCTGAAAATTGAGCTGTAACATTGGCTCAATTTTTTTTTTGAAAGGAATCCCAAAATGATCAGATTTAAAAGAGCCGTAACTATATGCATTCCAAAGAAGAAGAGTAATTTTCTTAGAAAACTCATATCTTCAAAGATGAAACCTTTAAACCCTATACATATTTGCAATAATGGGACAACTGAGTATATGGGTTTTCAGACAAGATATACTTTAAATGAGATTAGCAACATCCTCAGATCAAATATCCCATATTCGGATACCATCGTTGTTGGCGGTTTAATTATTGTGATGTGCCGATAATTGCAGGGAGAAAATTCAAAATGAATAATGTGAATATTTCAGATTTCTCAATAAATATGAAGGCAACTGGTAAAAACATCGTACATCTAATGAATGAAGCTGGAATCACAGTGCGTATGCTTCAGAGGTTTTTCGACTTTGAAAATCCCAATGCTATATATAAGTGGCGTCATGGTGAGTCGTTGCCAACAGTAGATAATTTAGTTGCTCTGGCATTTATTCTGCATGTAAGAATAGATGATATCATCATTCTGGAATGGAGGCACAGTTGAAACATAATATTGGAGACATTATAGCAGTCACAGTAAGAATAGCGGACATTTATGAAGATGGAGGCTATGTATGCGTAAACCTAGGAGAAACAGATGTTAATGAGACAGATCCGATGGTCTTTTACGAAGAAGATATAGTTAAGAAAGGAGAAATGCTATATGAAGAAACTAAAAATTAAGAGAAGCATCCCTATCATTCTTGCTGGAATTGGGACTGTCGGAGTTATTGCGACAACGGTTATGACAGCGAAAGCGACAATTAAGGCGACTGAGCTAATTGAAAAGGCAGAGGCTGAGAAGGATGAAAAATTGACAACTATCGAAACAATAAAAACTATCGCCCCAGTATGTATTCCAACGATTGCTGTAGGCGTAGCTACAATTGGATGCGTTATCGGTTCAGCAATCCTTTCGAGAAAACAGCAGGCAGCTTTGATTGGAGCATATAACTTTTTAGATCAGTCATATAAAAGCTACCGAAGAAAGTTAATCGAGATGTATGGAAAAGATACACATGATAAGATCGTAGAAGCAATCGCTGCTGAAAAAGCACAGCCCACATATATTCATGCCAATACGTTACTTAGTGATTGCACACAATATTTGGAAGAAGATTATTCGGAACCGCGTCTATTCTACGATACGTATTGTGGAAGGTATTTCGAGGCTCCACTCGAACAGGTTTTGATGGCGGAATATCATTTGAATCGAAATTATGTATTACGTGGTTATGCGGTCCTAAATGAGTTTTATGATTTCTTGGGACTTGAGAATACAGACTACGGTGCTGATCTCGGATGGATAGCGGACGGTGATGATGGGATATTTTGGATTGATTTTAATCATAGAAAAGTTGTCATGGATGATGGACTGGAATGTTATATTATCGAGTGCATGTATGAGCCAGGGATCGAATGGCAGGATTATTATCTGTGATAGTTCGCTAAAATTACATTGCCTTTAATGAAAAATATTCAATTGGAGGATTCTAAAATGAAACGTAAAAACATTGATACTATGAGAGAAGTAAGACTTTGGATTGGACAAATCGTTGTTCCGGCAATTACAGTTGTCGGATCAGCACTGGCTATCCCGGAAGTACGATCAGCAGTAGCGGCAAAAGCAAATGATTGGAAGCAATCCATTGAACAAAAAATTAAACGAAAGGAGAATGAGGCTCAATAACGGGCCTCTTATCTTTTCGAAATAGATTCGCGAAAAATACATAGCCTTTAATGGAAGAAATAGATAGTTTAATGGTAGAACACCAGATTATTCTGGAGGTATGGGTTCAAATCCTGTAATATTTCTTCTTTTCTTTTCAATACGCAGGTGACAATATTTGATGATATTTTTGTATTGTCGCGACAGAAACACATCCTTTAATGAAATGATGAAAGGAGAACTGAAAAAATGAAAATCAATAATTTAATTAAATCACCCCTCTTTAAGAAGTCTATCAGAATTGTGATGGCAATCGGCGCAGGTATTGCGGCGACAGCAGATGCAATTGAGGAACAGAAAAGAGATGAGGAATTTGAAGAATTGAAACAAACAGTTTCGGAACTTCAGAATCAGGACAAATAGGGAACCCCACGAGGGTTCTCTTTTGTTTTTGATATATTAAAAATTATTCAAAGGAGAACATCATGAAAACATTTAAAAAGCCAGGATTAATCAAAATGGCTAAAAAAGAAGTAGTGAAGCACAGTCCAGAAATTCTCACAGGAATCGGCATTGCCGGAATGATTACGACAACAATCCTTGCTGTAAAAGCAACTCCAAAGGTATTGGATCTCATCGAAGAAGAGAAAAAGGCAAGACTTCATGAAGCCACAGTAGAAGAAGCGCGCAAATGGAGCGAAGAAGGCGGGATCAAAATCAGTCCTATTGAGTATGTAAAGCTCGGATGGAAACCATATCTTCCTGCGGCAGTAACCGGAGTATGCTCTGTGGCTTGTCTTATTGGAGCTAATTCTGTACATATGAGACGAAATGCAGCACTTGCAACCGCATACCAGCTCTCTACAACAGCATTGTCTGAGTATAAAGAAAAAGTCGTTGAGACGATTGGAGAAAAGAAAGAGAAAACAATCAGAGATAGCATTGCCAAAGATAAGATTGAAGAAATTCCACCAAGTAAAACAGAAGTCATTGTCACCGATACGGGAACGTCTCTGTTCTTCGATCCGTTATCGGCGAGATATTTTAAGTCAGATATCAATACTGTAAAGAAAGCTGTAAATGATCTCAATTGGAAAATGGGATATGGCAGTGAAACGTACGCGTCACTCAGTCAGTTATATGATGAGCTTGGATTGAGGCATACGACAATCAGTGACGATATAGGATGGAATATTTCGGATGGAAACATTGAGCTGGATATCAGCGCGCAGGTAACGGAAAAAGGCGAACCGTGCCTAGTACTTGATTTTCTAAAAGCGCCAACATATGATTTCGATCGATATTTCTAATAGATCTATATCACGCGTCAGAAACAAAGACCCTTATAGAAATAATTTTTTATAAAGGAGAATAATTATGGTAAAAAGAGCAAAAGAAATTATGGAAACAGAAGCAAGTATCAGAGAAGTTTACGAGAAAATCCATGATGATTTTATCAAATGTCTTACCCGAGAAAATATTACTGATGACGAGAAGGAAGCTATTTTAAAAAACTTAGATGAACTTGAATGCAGTCGAAGTGATTGGGATAGGTCTAATTTGGAATCTTGGTATAAGATCGGAGAAGCAGTTGGTAAAAATAAAGGGATAATTTTAGGAGCAATCTGCTATGCTTCAGGTTTTGCATTTGGAAAAATTATTATGAAAATTATATCTAAAAAATAAGTTTCTAGTTGAAGGCTCGTGAACACGGGCTTTCAATTTTCTAATACGCGAAATTTACAACGGCTTTAATGAGAAAACATTATAAATCTAAGGAGGATTTAATCATGAACGAAGAAAAAGAAGTAATGGAGACAATCGAGAACGAAGATCCGAGACCGGTAGAGTCTGAGGATAATATCTATGAAGAGGTTGAAGGCGGATCTGGAAAAGTTATCGGACTGGCAATAGCAGGAGTTGCTACAGTTGCAGCGGTAGGCGTTGGGCTGTATAAGAAACTTAAGGCTAAGAATTCCGATAAACCGAAAAGAAAACGTCACAAACTTGCATGGGTTGAAGTGCCAGACGAAGAGGTTGATGAAGAATCAATCGTGGCAGATGTCGAAGCTGAAGAAGTTGATGACACAGAAACAAATGAAGAAGAGTAATGCGAATCGAGGGAGGTACCTGAACAAGGTATTTCCCTTTTCTTTTTGGGAGGATGCCTATGGATGAATATCATACATATAGCTACTGTGGGCCAGTTGTGCATTTTGGAAAATGTGTAGCCTCAAAATGGAAAGGTGAAACGGTTGCCCGATCTGAAAGAAAGGCACGAAGCAATCTTACATATCAGGTGAAAAAGCAGATGAATCTGATTGCTGGCACGAATATTTCATTGCCTGGATCAATCAAAATGGTAGATTAATGAGGAGGTTTGAATGAAAGACTATCAGCCGAATTCACATAGAAGCAAAGAAGAAGCTTCTAAAGAAAAGAAAATTGAAAAGGTCGTTAACGGTAAAGTAAAGACCAGGAAAAACGAAGGACGTAAGTTAGCAAATATGTTCATTTCAGAAGATGCCGGAAACATCAAGTCTTATGTTGTTCTGGATGTTTTAGTTCCGGCGATCAAGAAAGCTATCGCAGACATTGTTACCGGTGGAATTGATATGCTTTTCTATGACGGAGGAAAGGGAAACAGCCGAAACAGAAGCGGTAGCAAAGTGTCCTATCGAAGTTATTACGATGACCGAAGAGATTACAGAGACGATCGTGATGATCGAGATAGATATAATTCCGGAAGAAGATTCGATTATGATGATATCATTTTTGAGACCAGAGTCGATGCCGAAAGAGTCCGTGAGCAGATGAACGACGCCATCAAGAGATACGGATTTGTCACAATTGCAGACATGTACGACATGGCGGATCTTCAAGCGCCGTGGACAAGCGCCAATTACGGATGGACAAATATTCGCACTGCCGAGACGGTAAGGGTGTATGACGGATACATTATCAAACTGCCAAAAGCAATGCCGATCGATTAGGAGGATAAAATGAAAAATTTTGATTGCAATAATTGCGCTAACAATAAAACGCCATACGTATGCTGTGATTGCGTGTCGGCAATAGCGGATGATGGATCAGAAATAACACGCCCATCTCAATGGGAATCAAAATATGATAATGTAAACAGACCTGAACATTATCAAACTAAAAACGGTCTTGAGACGATCGATGCTATCGAAGCGTTCACTGAGGATCTTACAGGAATCGAAGCAGTATGTACTGGAAATGTCATCAAATACATATCACGTTGGAAAAAGAAGAATGGCATCGAGGATCTTAAAAAAGCGGAATGGTACCTGCAGCGATTGATCCGTCATGAAGAGATTGAAGAATCTAAAAACAAAACAAAGGAGAATAAGTAATCATGAAAAAAGCAGAAATTATGAATACATTGACTCGCAAATTCTATAGAGTAGGATTCAAATTCAAGAAACACAGTCCTGAAATTCTTGTTGGAGCAGGTGTTGTGGGCGTTGTGGCAAGTGCTGTAATGGCGTGCAAAGCAACTACAAAACTGGACGATGTTCTGGCAGAGACGAAAGATACAGTTGACAAAATTCATGATGTAACGGAACATCCAGAGAAAATTCCCGAAGGAAAAGAATATACCGTTGAAGACAGCAAAAAAGATCTTACAATTGTATATACACAGGCAGGAGTGAAATTGGTAAAACTTTATGGCCCGGCTGTTGTCCTTGGAACAGTGTCTATTGCTGCTATCATTGGTGGTCATCATATTCTCCGCAAACGAAATATTGCACTGGCAGCGGCGTATACAGCAGTTGATAAAGGCTTTAAAGAATATCGTGGCAGAGTTCTGGAGCGTTTTGGAGAAGAGGTTGATAGAGAGCTGAGATATAATATCAAGGCAAAAGAAATCGAGAAAACAGTAACAGATGCAAATGGTAAAGAAACAGTTGTAAAAGAAACAGTTGATGTAGCTGATCCAAACTTAACGAGTGATTATGCTCGTTTCTTCGATGATGGATGTACAGGTTGGACAAAAGATCCAGAATTTAACTTAATGTTCCTGAAAGATCAGCAGCGTTATGCAAATGACCTCTTCAAATCAAAAGGGCATCTGTTCCTTAATGAAGTGTACGATATGCTCGGAATTCCACGTACACAAGCCGGACAGGTTGTGGGATGGATTTATGATGAAAAGAATCCTATTGGTGATAATTTTATTGACTTCGGAATTTATGATATTGCCGATGAAAGAAAACGTTCTTTCGTAAATGGATATGAGAGAACAATCCTCCTTGATTTCAACGTTGATGGCAACATTCTTGAGATGATTTGAAGAGTAGGTCTTGGGACAGGAGATTATTATAAAGATATGTATGATAGCCCTTGGCTATAACAGGCCGAGGGTTATTTTACTGTCAGAAAGGAACGATATAGTTGGCAAATAAGAAATGACAGGAAGAGATTTAATCATTTATATTCTTGAGAACCATCTCGAAGATGTGGAAATCGAAACAAAACCATTTTTAGTGCCATTGGATAAAGCTGCTGTAGAACTTGGATGCGGGTTAGCTGGTGTCAAAGCATTATTGAGCATCGGAAAAATAAAAGGAATCAGGCTTAATGGCAAATATTATATTTTTTCAACAGAAATCGAAAGGGCAAAACGAAATGCATAATAAATTAGCTGCGACATTATTGACTTTGGCTGGTATTTGCTTTGTAAGTGGCATGGCTTTACTTTTAAGTTAATACATAAGAAGGAGTTGGTGCGTGTGGAAAAATTTGAAAAAATTTTATCGGTGTTAGATCGCTCGTTAGGTACTCGGAAAAAGCGTCATATCGCTGGCGGTATATTAATGAGCATATCACTGATGTTTGGGGGATTTGCATTGACAGTTATTACGTTAAATATTGGCAAAGATAAAATTGCCGATATTAATAACACAATACCGGAGAGCAAGAATAAACGCATCGAGGATGAAAATAAGAAATGAGAGAGACCTTAGTAGAACATTTACTCACACACCAAAGATATACAAATTTAGCTGTTAAGCTTGAGACAAATGAAAAGCTTTGGAAAGATATTTGTTCATTCGCCCTTCGCTATGACAAAGTAATATATGAAAATTGCAATGAACCGAGAATCAAAACACTTCTTGAATTTTGCAGAAATAACAAGTATGGAGAGGTGTTAATTACAAATATTGACGATGAGTTTGATCTCAATCTTGAAGAGTTTTTCTAAGGAAAGGAAAAGAAGAAATGAAAGATAACAATTTCGAATTTATTTTTGGACTCGGCGGATTCGTCGTTGGATTAATCGGACTTGGATATGCATATGGATCAAGAAAAAGGTTGAATGGTATATGTGATAAACTTGATTCAACAATTGATAACGTCTCGAAAACAATTGATGTCGATGTTCCAGACTATATCGTTCAGGAAGCCATCGACAAGGCGGTAGAGAGAAGAGTGCAGCAGGAAACAACCAATGCGGTTCGTAAAATTTCAAAGAAAATTGAAGACGATATTGATTTAAAGGTCCGCACGGAGATTGACGTGAGATCTTCCACAATTCGGCAGGAAGTCAAGAATAAAATTGCGGAAGAAGTAGCAAAGATTTCTGCAGATGATATTGCTGACGAAATCCGAGAAGAGGCAAAGGAGAAAGTTGCTGAGAAATTCGACGATGAGCTGGACGATATTCTTTCTGAATTTAACAACAATTTGGACCATGTTTCCAAAATTTACAGCTCAATCGCCGATAAAATGGCGGGTATTGGAAGCAATAAAGATTTCAAAATCAGTCTCGGATAAGTAAAGGAGAACCACATGTATAAAGATATTTTAATCAAAGGACTCATATTCGTTATCGGCACAGTAGCCGGATCTGCAGTAACCTATAAGTTTGTAAAAGACAAATATGAAAAAATTACGAACGAGGAAATTGCTGCAATGCGTGAGCACTTCGAAGAAAAATACAATCAGCCAACATGTAATGAGGCAAGTAATTATGAGCCGACAGATGCGGATGCTGAAAAGCTCAAAGATATTCTTTTAAACAATGGATACGAGAGCAAATCTGAAAAAGAAGAAAATAAGGAGGGCGAAGATATGTACGTACCGGAAGTAATTGCTCCGGAAGAATCTTGGGAACAGGATTATCCGACGATTACTCTCACATATTATGAGGGAGATGGGGTTCTTACCGATGATCACGATAAGATTATCACAAATGCGGATGAGCTAGTCGGCCAGAATTTTGCGCAGCATTTCGGTGAATATGAAGAAGACTCAGTATATATCCGGAATAGTAAGCTGAAAGTACACTATGAAATTCTGCGTGATTATGGAGCATATTCCGATAGAATGTGTGCAAGCGAATGATTGCTGAAGAAGTAAAGAAAGAGTATTTCGAATGGATATATTCGATAGTATGCCATAAACGATATGCACCAGAAAATACGTATGATAAACTGCTGAATTGCTTGAACGAAATACCGTTCAAATGTAAAGACGCTAGGGATAAAAACCGCATGGAAGATGGCTTTAATCTTCGACGTCAATTTACATTTTATAACGATCTTGATGAGAGTGCTGCGGATCTTATTGAAGGTCCGTGCACCGTATTAGAAATGATGTTTGCGTTGGCGATTCGCTGCGAGGATATAATGGATGATCCAACTATCGGAAATAGAACGTCACAATGGTTCTGGCAGATGGTCACGAATTTAGGACTTGGATCAATGAGCGACCGCCTATTCAATGAAGAGTATGTAAAAGAAACAATAAACAAATTTATGAACCGAGAGTTTGAACCAGATGGTAAAGGGAGCCTTTTTCGAATCAGAAATTGTCAACAAGATTTGCGAGAGGTGGAGATTTGGATGGCCATGCTCTGGTATTTAGATTCATTAGTATAGGAGTAATCAAAATGGCACATGACGATATATACAAGCTGTTTACCGAAGCGGTTGGTTCCAAAGTTTCTGCTGACGTGGAAGAATGGTTTCCAAATGGGAAAAACAGTATAAGATTTCGACTTTACGGAGGTGATTCTGTCTTCACGGTTTCTGAAGAGTCTCCGAGAATATGGCAGATAGAAAGTTTGGACTCATATATTGCAAAAATGAAAGGAGGTCATATGATGAATGTTGGACTTCATGAAAGTAGCGACAAGGACACTGAGTAAATCAGGCATAACCGAAGTCTTTCCTAAATTCATAATGAAAAAATCGAATGATCTTATGGTTCGAGGAAAAGATTTTTATGCAATTTGGGATAATGAACAGCAAATGTGGAGTACAGATGAAGATGATGTCATTCGTCTCGTTGATGCGGAGATAGAAAAATTTATCACTCAAAATTGTGATCGATTTGACACAACGCTGATTGGTAAATATATGTGGGATTCTGATAGTGGCTCTATCGATAAGTTCCATAAGTATTGTCAAAAACAGATGCGAGATAATTATACCATGCTTGATGAAGAATTGATATTTTCCAATACTAAGCCTGGAAGAGAGAACTTTGCAAGTAAAAGACTGAGCTATCCATTGGAAGAAGGAAATTACGATGCATGGGATAGGATTATTGGAACACTATACTCCGATGATGAACGTCATAAAATCGAATGGTGTATCGGATCTATTGTGTCAGGTGATTCCAGAAAGCTTCAAAAGTTTATGGTTTTATATGGAGCTGCCGGAACAGGTAAATCAACAATTCTTAATATTGTGCAGCAATTGTTTGAAGGGTATTATTCCACATTTGACGCAAAGGCGCTTGGATCTGCGAATAATGCTTTTGCGCTTGAGCCATTCAAAACAAACCCGCTCGTTGCAATTCAGCATGACGGCGATTTATCGCGAATTGAAGATAATACAAGACTTAATTCGCTGGTTTCACATGAAAGGATGAGTGTGAATGAGAAATTTAAAGGCTTGTATGAGACGAGTTTCAAATGCTTCTTATTCATGGGAACAAACAGGCCAGTAAAGATTACTGATGGAAAGTCTGGTTTATTAAGGCGACTCATTGATGTACATCCGACTGGTAATAAAATCCCTGGGGATGAATACAAAGATTTGATGGCTCAGATTCCGTTTGAACTTGGCGGAATTGCATATCATTGCTTACAGGTCTATGAAGATGATCCTGCCTATTACGACGAGTATATTCCAAAATCCATGCTCGGTGCGTCTAACGATTTCTATAACTTTGTATGCGATTCTTACAGCGTATTCAAAAATCAAAATGGAACAACATTAAAGTCGGCATGGGAAATGTATAAGACATACTGTGATGATGCCAAAGTTTCATTTCCGTTTTCGAAGAGAAATTTCAAAGAGGAACTCAAAAACTACTTCTGGGATTACGACGATCGTATCGATGCAGAAGACGGATCACGACTGTTAAACTATTACAGTCAGTTCCGAACAGATATTTTCGAGAATGAAATCGGAGGAAGTAAAAAAAAAGAAAAAAATAAAGACAAAGTGACATGGATTGATCTAAAAGAACAGCCATCTATTTTCGATGAACTCTGTAAAGATTGTCCAGCTCAGTATGCGACAGTAAATGAAACTCCTGGAAAACCATGGGATAGTATTACTACTAAACTTTCAGATCTTGATACAAGTAAGCTCCATTATGTGAAACTTCCTGAAAATCATATCGTTATTGATTTCGATATTAAGGACGACAGTGGAAATAAATCGTTAGAAAAGAATCTGGAAGCCGCAAGCAAATGGCCACCTACATATGCGGAGGTAAGTAAGGGAGGTCAAGGGCTCCATCTACACTATATTTACAACGGAGACCCGACGGAACTGTCTAGGATATACGACGAAGATATTGAAATAAAAGTATTTACCGGCAAAAGCTCTTTGCGGAGAAAACTGATTAAATGTGTGAATCATGTACTCTCCGTATTGAGTTCAGGGTTGCCGTTGAAAGGGGTAAAGAAATTGGTAAATATCGAAGGAATTCAAAATGAAAAGCATCTCCGATCCATCATTAAAAAACACTTGAATAAAGAGATTATGCATAATACAAAGCCAAGTATTGATATGATTAAAAAGTGTTTGGATGAAGCCTATGCGAGCGGGATCGGATATGACTTAAGCGATATGAAAGGACCGGTTATTGCACTGGCTGCCAGCAGTACGAATCAGGCGGAAACCTGTATGAAAATTGTTGGCGATATGAAATTTAAGAGCGAAGATGTGAATGAGACAGTTAACGAAAGTGATTCGGACTGTCTTGTTTTTTATGACATCGAGATCTTCCCAAATCTGTTTCTGGTTTGTTATAAAATGGCAGGAGAAGACAAACCGGTTGTGGCTATGGTTAATCCAAAATCATCTGACATTGAAAATCTTGTAAGATTTAAGCTGGTTGACTTCAATGGTCGGAAGTATGATAGGCATTTGCTGTATGCAAGGATGATGGGATATACAGTTGAGGAGCTCTATGATCTTTCCCAGCGGATTATCAATGCTCCAAAAGGAAGCAGAGATAGCGGGTTATTTAGCGAAGCCTATAAACTCGGTTATACGGATGTATATGATTTTGCGGCAAAGAAGCAGTCTCTTAAGAAATGGGAGATTGAACTAGGTATCGGGCATAAAGAGCTTGGATTGCCATGGGATAAACCAGTTCCAGAAGAACTCTGGTCTGAAGTAATAAAATACTGCAAATGGGATGTTACCGCGACCGAGAAGGTGTTCGATCATCTGCAGGGTGACTTTACTGCCAGAAAGATTCTTGCAAACTTGGCAGGCGGAACAGTTAATGATACAACGAACTCGCTGACAACAAAGATTATTTTTGGAAATGAGCGCCATCCGAGCCTTGTGTATACAGATTTAGCGACAGGCGAACAGTATGGACTCGCAGAAGATGAGATTCATAAAGTTAAGCCATTAAATGCATTTCCTGGATATGAATTTGTCCAATTCGGAGAAGATCGAAAGCCTCATAACATGTATCGAGGGATTGATCTTGGATTTGGAGGCTATATTCGCTCGAATGCTGGAATCTATATTAATGTTGCGCTTCTTGATATTCAGTCGCTACATCCGAACTCGGCAGTTGCTATGAATTACTTTGGAGTTTATACTCAGCACTTCAAAGATATTCTGGATGCCCGTGTGGCAATTAAGCAAGGTGATTTTGAGACTGCGAGACATATGCTCGGAGGAAGACTTGCACCATTCCTTGACGATGAAGGGCAGGCGGCTGATCTGGCACAGGCACTTAAGAACGCGATCAATTCAGTATATGGTCTTACCTCGGCTAAATTTGATAATCCATTCAGAGATAGTCGAAATAAGAATAACATCGTTGCATTGCGTGGGGCATTATTCATGAAGACGCTGCAGGATGAAGTTGAGAAACGTGGATTCAAAATCGTTGCGATCAAGACAGACTCCATCAAAATCGCGAATGCTACTAAAGAAATTGTTGCCTTCTGTATCGAATTCGCAAAGAAATATTCTTACACATTCGAATTTGAAGCATTCTACGATCGTATTTGCCAGATTAACGACGCAGATTATATTGCTCGTTATAAAGATCCTGAATATTGTCAGAATACATTCGGATTTGTACCTAAAGATAATAAGAAGCATCCAATGGAATGGACAGCCACAGGAAAACAGTTTGCTGTTCCGTATGTGTTTAAGACATTGTTCAGTAAAGAGCCGATTAAATTCGAAGACCTGTGCGAAACATTTTCTGTTAAATCTGCTTTATATTTGGATATGAACGAGAAACTTCCAGACGTATCCGAATATGAGAAAGAGTTTGAAAAGTTGGAGTCTAAGTATAAAAAGGGTCAGCTTTCAGACACAACTTTTGAATCTGAATGCGCACGGCTGAACGATAAGATTGCAGAAGGTCATGACTATCGCTTTGTCGGTAAAGTGGGTCAGTTTACGCCAATCAAGGCCGGAGAAGGTGGTGGCGTGTTGGTACGTAAGCAGGGAGAAAAATATTATGCCGCTGCAAACTCGACCGGTTATAGATGGGTTGAGTCCGATATGATAAAAGACCCTGAAAACCATGATAAGATTGATCTTTCATTCTACCGAAATATGGTAGATAAAATGCTGGCAGAAATTAATCAGTATGGAGACGCCGAATGGTTTGCATCCGACGATCCATATATCGATGAGAGCAATTCTGGAATGGAAGATTTTATGAATATTCCGGCGGATGTGGAAGGAGATGAAATGCCATTCGGTTATCAGTCAAGGACCGCATAGATTTTCTGCAGAGATTTATAATACTTCATTCTTATATTTATTATGAGCTTAATAACAGTTATATTTCCGATAAAGAATATGATGCAAAAGCAAAAGAACTCACGAGATATAAGAATGAGTATCCGAATCTTTGGAAAGCAAGCATGTATTATAAGCAGTTCGGAGATGAGTATAATGGATCTACTGGTTTTACTTTGTATCACGATCTTGATGAGCATCAAAAAGATATTATACGAAGTCTTGTGCCTGGCTGACTCGCGGTGAATACAAAGCCTGTTATGAATACTTATTAATACATATTTGAAAGGAGCAACTATTGCAACTTTTATCGCTGGGGCAACGGTTGGAAGAAAATTTGGCTTATTAGAAGTCGGAATCGGTTTGCAGCGTGTTTGCGATAACAATCCAGAGATTGAAAAACTTATTAATGAATCAATCAAAAAGCTTTCTGAAAAATAAGATAGGTATAGGTTTAAGAGTCTTGACTAGACACAGTCAGGGCTCTTATTTCTTTCTATATAAAACACCTGAAAGGAGATTGCCGATGACATAAGAAAATCATTTATATTTTCACTTATTTTAACAACATGTTTATAGAACAAATTTTTAAAGGAGATTAAAACAATGAAACTTACATTTGCACCGAGAGGCGTATTACAGATTGACGATGCCATGATTATCTTTAAGAATTTTAAAGGAGAGGGTGGCAGATACAATGCAGAGGGAAACCGAAATTTCGCCATTCTTATTCAGGATCAGGAGATAGCAAATGCCCTTATCGAAGATACAAATAAGTATGGAATCGGCTGGAATGTGCATATTAAAGCGCCTAGAGAAGAAGGCGATGATCCGTTTATGTATTTGCCTGTAAAAGTCAAATTTAACGGAAGGGGGCCGGTAGTGTATCTTAAGTCTGGATCGAATAGAGTAAAACTTACTGAAGAAACTATCGCCTGCCTTGATGATATCGACATTGCGAGTGTTGATCTTGATATCCGTCCATACGATAACGAGGTTAACAAAAACCCACATAGAACAGCGTATCTTCAGTCAATGTGTGTTATCCAGGACATTGATAGATTCTCAGCGAGATTTGCGGCTGAAGAACATCCGGAAGATTAATGGGAGGAAAGCGAAAATGGGAGTTAATCATGGAAATGGGGTCCCAGGGAAAAATACAGCAGGATCTCTCGGGGATATTTATATAAATGATACAACCGGCGAGTATTACAAATGCAATCTTGCGATCAAAATCAGTGGTTCCGAAGGATTCGAGTATGAGTGGAAGAAGATGAAATCGCCATTTTCTTGCCCTGCTGGTGAAGAAGGCACTGATGGGACACCTTATATAAAACAGGACAGTAATAGAGCAAATGACGGCACGACCTACACATATCCAAAACGTGAAGAGCAGTCGGTGCGAAGAAACTATACGCAGTACAGCAAGAAAAATAAAGGAGGAAAGTAATGTTAGCTTATATTTGCTTAATTTGGATCGGAAGTCGATTAAATGCTCCGACTTGGTATGATATATTGATTTGTATTTCCATTTTATTCAAAGTATTTACGAGCGGTATGGAATTTATGAAAGCTACTGACAAATAGTATGGATCTTTGTCCGGTGCTGAACCATAGTGTTTGGTGCCGGATATTTTTTGGAGGAAAAATGGTAAATATAATCGAATTAAATGTTTCTGGAGAACAGCTTGGCCCAAACAGCATGGAATGTAACCGAGATACCCTTGATATTTTGTTTCATTTTTCTGACGAATGGGACAAGATGATAAAAGTTGCTGGTTTTTCCAGAGGAGATATCGAATTTGAACCACAGGCATTAACACATGGGAAAAAATGCACAATTCCAAGAGAAGCGTTGGAAGGAAACTTTTTCCGAGTATTTGTTGTCGGAAAAAATTCAGAGACGATGCTTAAAACAAACGAAATCATTGTAACCGTACGGAGGGAATAATGACAGAAGCAGAAAAATTATTAGCAACATTGGATGTAAATGATCCGAAACTTTTACCTATCCCATCAAAAGATGATGGGTATATTATCATTGGAGAAGACAGAATTATAACTGTGCCAGATGCTTTGAAACGAATCGCAGTGCAGTATGATATTGATGTAGAAGCCGTAATGTTCGAATGCCCTAGATACTTTAACGGTATCGATCTTACAAAACTCGATTTATATGTAAATTACATTAGAGCTGACGGAGGACCGAGTAGTTATCATATCGAGGATGTCACTATTAATCCTGAAAATGATAAACAGATCCATTTCACTTGGCTGGTCGGTGGATATTTGACAGAGGTTGCAGGAAACCTTCAGTTTATTGTATCTGGATCAAAGACGGATGAATCTGGAAATGTAGTAAATAAATGGAATACTGAAATTAATAGCGATTTATATATACCAAAAAGCATAGAATCAGCCGAGCACGTTGCCGCATTATATCCGGACATCGTAACGCAGCTTCTTACAAGACTTGAAAATACTGCGGTGTATACACCATCTGTAAGCGCAGACGGAGTAATTAGTTGGACAAATGATAATGAAAAAGAGAATCCGGAACCAGTGAATATTAAAGGTCCGAAAGGCGATAAAGGAGATAAGGGTGATACAGGAGCTACCGGACCGAAAGGCGATAAAGGAGATATGAGTTTTACGGCCTCTCTCGCGATGCATTTTAATCTTTGTCGAACAGGTAAAGTGTATACCGTTAAATTTCCGTTATGGGAAACTTCACAAACATCTTCCGGAGAAAAGCTCGATGATAACGAAGGCCTTATACGCTTGATGTCAACCGCAGCGGAACATCGAACAGACGACTATGAAAATATTCCGCTGTTTAAAACTTATGATTGCAATGCATATGTTACTGCCGACGGCGAAAGAGTTGTCTCTGCGATCAAGGGCCAGGACGGATTCAAAGACACCGGTAAAAATGATGTATTTGTTCTTGGTATGTCCTATTACGAGAAACACTGGTTAGAGGATGGATACTGGTATTATTCCAGGACAGATCTTCCGAAGGATGGATATGTTCTCGCAGAAGAATGCAGAAAGAAAGATGGTTCCGATCAAGGCTATGCCGTATATGGAAAATACGTATGCGGATTAATTGATGGAATTTTATATTCTTCAAAAGGGCTTATCCCTGCGAGATATTGCGCAGGTCGAACAGACGGGCAGTCAAGAGCGATCTGTTATAACAATAACATCGGATATTTCAAACAAAAGGGTACCGGATACACTGGCGGAATGTCATGTGATTATAAGTATATGTATACATCATTTTGGCTTACATTCGCAACGATCAATTCTCAGTCAGTTGCTGCCGGAGTTACAAACCACAATTTCCAGTATCGAACAGATATTGCGGAAGAAAATACAAATCGTATTATTGTTACAAATTCACAGGCTGGAAATATAAGTATTGGGACTTATGTCAGCATCGGGGATAATAAGTCAACAAGTGTTGTCGATCGAGTTAATTGGTCTATGCATAATCTCGCAGAGGATGTGCGCGTTATCGGAAAAGAGGCATATGATGACACCCATACAGCAATTATTCTCGACACCACATTTACTACGACTGCAACGACCTGGATATCATCGTTCCATTGGAGAAGTGGATTTAGCGATGAAGTTAAAGGAAGAAACGGTTGCCCTTGCCAGACTGTCGGAGAACTTACAAATGGAAGATTCCCAATCGTGCTCCAGGGAATCGAATTCGCAGTTGGCGGATATGAAGTTATGGCAAATGCTGTAATGAATATTATTGATAGTGCCGGAACACGAGAAGTATACGTCACAAACGATGCCTCACTTCTTACGACAAATATCACTACTATCAAGGAGAAATACAAAAAACTTGCGGAAAACATTCAGCCGACAAAACTTAACCAGTGGAATTATATCACCCATATGCAGGCAGATCTCGATATCGGCATGATTACGGTAGCAAAAGCCGGCGGAGCAAATTCTGGAACTGCGTCTGGATTCGCCGATGGATTGTACGTCGACGGAGCTTCCAGTGGACAAAAAGAGTTTCTCTTGTTTGCTTTTCTCAGGGATGGTGCTACTGCGGGTCTTTTCTGCCTGTATGCGTACAATGGCCTGGGTTCTGCGAGCTGGAATATCCTGTCTCGCCTGTCTTTGAACGGAGTAGGGGTGAATTGAGAAGCGCAGCGTAACAAGAGGGGATAACTCCCCTAGGCAATTTTTAAGGTTTCACACTCGAAGTTACGGGTATTCTCTTGTTTGCTAATCTCAGGAATGGTGCTACTGCAGGTCTTTTCTGCCTGAATGCGAACAATGGCCTGGGTAATACGAACTGGAATATCCTGTCTCGCCAAATTTCTGAAAACAAATTATGAGTGTGTTTCGCACCTAAGCAGGGCATCCGAACGGATCTTTAATATTGTATAAAAAGCCGGCAAGTAGGAATAATCGCGAAAGCTGGTACACAACAGAAAGACGATAATAAAATGAAACGTTATCTCAAAAATTATATTTTAACAGTAGACAAAGTAGAGGAGGCTATATACGATTGTCTTAGACGCAAATGGAAACGCACCGACGTGTCCTACTTCTTAGCCGCATACTACGAATGTGATGGTAAAAACATCCATGAGAGAGCAAAAATATGCAAGGAATATGCCAAGTCGAAAGAGACGAGATATAAACTATATGAAGCTATATCGAAAGCTGCTTATTCGATGTACCAGGAGATTGAAAACAGAAATATTGTTCTTAGACCGATCAGCTACCAGATGCGGTATGATCGAACCTCCGAAAAAATAAGGGAAATCGGCATATCCACAATTAAGCAACAGGTCTATGACTATTTGGTCGTAAATGCATGTAAAAAGATGTTTATGGCTAAAATAGGATATTTTCAGTGTGCATCAATACCCAAACGTGGGCAGATTTTCGGTAAGAAAAAAATAGAGCGATGGATCAGAAAAGATTACAAAAATAGTAGATACTATTATAAGTGTGATATCAAAAAATATTATCCTAGTGTCAATATTAAGAATTTGGAAAAGTTTCTTCACAGAGATATCAAATGTGATGATATTCTTTATGTTATCCATTTCTTACTTGGGACATACAAGGGCGGCCTATGCATTGGATCATATTTATCACAATATTTAGCAAATTACTATATATCCTACGCCTATCATCATATTACAGAAAATTCGTTTTCAATCCGCAGGAGGAAAAATGGCGATATTGTTAGAGTAAACAATGTGACACATGTTTTGTTTTATATGGATGACATCATTATATTTAGTGGGAGCGTAAAACGGCTGGAAAGAGCAGTTAAAGATTTTAAGAGATATATAACCGATGTATTATTTCTGACGATAAAAGAGAACGATGGTGTATTCCGAACAAGGACGACTAAAGTTGATATGATGGGATACTGTGTTTCAATCAAAAACACGATTATCCGACCACGTATCTTTAAGAAAATTCGTAGGTTATTTTTGCGAGTAAATGGAAGAACTGAAAATTTATCGCTGCATATTTCTCGTAGAATCTTGTCTCATTATGGTTGGCTTAAACATAGCGACCTATATCCGTTCTGTAAACGTTTTAAAATAAAGACAATCGTTGGCCGAGCAAAGAAGGTGGTTAGCTATTATGACAAACGCGGCATTCTCGGAGAAACCGGATAAATATGGATACTTTAAACTTGCTGACGGGTCTGTTGATATTTTCATCAGAATTTTCGATCACGAAGAAACGAATGATGATGGAGAGGTCTCTTATATCTGCAAAGTAAATGAGTTCAGAACAAAGCAGAATCTCATTACCGAGGAGATGGTTGTGGCAAATCCTGAAAAATATCTTGACTATACACCGCCTGGAGCTATCACAGAAATGGATAGACTCGAAGCGGTTGAGTCGGCATTACTTGAATTGATGGGGGTTGAGCATGATTAAATTTTTGGCAATACAGATCTCTCTCGGAGTTATCACTCTTGATGATATTCCGGAGAGACTGAAAGAAAAAGTCACAGAATATCTGCAGACACATGACATGATCTGATGACGCGATTTCTACATCTCCTTTTATGAAATGAAAACAACATATAAGAAGGAGGACTTGGTATGAACAAAAATTTCAAAGAATTAAGGAAAGCAGCATTTGCAGTCGGATTCGGATTTACTATTGGAAAGGCCATGGCTGATTGGGTAGTCATATTTGTTACACCACTTATGATGGCTCCAATTGAAATGGCTGCCGATAACGGAAGCGAAACGGCACGACGAATACTTGATGCTGGCGGGATTAAGTGTGAGAAAGAAAGTTCATCAGCAAACAAGGATCAAGTTAAAATGGGTTTTCAGTGTAAATAAGCAAATTGGGCTCTAAGATCACTTAGGGTCCTTTTCATTTTCCTATGGGTATCTAATCGTTAATCATGACAATTGGGTTAAATAAGGAGTGTGCATTATGAATACTAATTCAAAGAGAAAAGAATATGTAGAAATGCAGAGAAGGCATCAGGAAGAAATAAATAATTTTCCAATCTCTTTTGCTTTTAGCAAAGATCAAGTCTATGGTGCGCTTAAGAAAATTGGGGCAAGTAGTCTTAAAGAATGTGTAACCGTATTCGGAACTGGCGATATTGTTAAGAAAAAAGATAAAACTGATCTGGTAAACATGCTGATCGGATTTACTGAAGAGCTTCATGAAAAAATGAAAAATGACAAAGAATTTGCTGAAGCCGCCTTTGAGTACGAAATGGACAACCATGAATATGCTATCAACTTGGATGGAGACGAAGATGTTTTAGATTCCTTAGTATTAACCAGAGAAGAGCTCAAAGAATTTGGACTTGAAGAAGCTTATCAGAATGCTCGTAGGAAACATATGAAACGTGCTGGAGAGGAATGGGGAATCATCTAAATCGCGAAAAATACGCTTCCTTTTATAGAAAAATAAAGGAGGATGCATTTATGAAAATTATTAGATCTATCATGAATCTGATCGTAGTTTTCGTACTTGGGCTCGAAGTCGGAAGTTTTGGGGTATGGTATTTGACCATGTCTGTATTATCACCGCGTCGGGACTAAAAGAACGATAGACCTATGATCATCATGAATATGCTAAACGATGCATAATAGTATCAGATATTAAATCGACAAGAGGCTTGATAGAAATGTTAGGCCTCTTCGTTTTTCGAAAGGAGAGATCTGTGAAAATAGTATATATCGATGATTTTAGCAAAGATTTGAGTGATAAAAAAGTTATATTTTATATCGGATGTGTTGATTATGAAATGTTATATGAAAAATTGTCTAAAGATGGAGTAATTGGAAAGTATGAAAAAGGGATCTATTTTCAAGATATTTTGGACAACAACCTCATGTTCATCCAATCAGGGAAAATCAGCGATGTCGATATGAATTATGCCGGATTAGATAACAGTTTTTCAACACTAATGGAAGACGGATATATGATTGTGGCGCTATATTATAATCCGATTAAGCAAGTATACTTTATTCCACTTCACGATTACGACTTTTCTTTGGAAGGAGACGATATGTGTTATGAAAATTCCAGCAATAAATTGGATTCCATTCGACCGTAGTAATCCGCCAACAGATTTACATGATACTGATCATCTGATATTTTTACGAGAAGATAATTGGAGCAACGGTAAAACATGGGAATACCATGTGGATGTCGCAAGTCCGTATGGCAATTATATCGATGATTTCTGGAATACCACAAATGATTGGATCGAAGGCAACAATATCGTCCAAGTATTAGCTTATGCTGAATTACCATATGGGTTAAAAGAAGAAGACTTGATTGAGAGATTGGAGGAGGCAACATGAAGAAAATTCCAACATTATTTGAGAGAGTTTATGAAGGACATAAAGTGGTCGGCATTAAAAACATCATCGCACCAGGCTGTGAACAAGTATTAATTAGAGGAATACCGACCATAAAATACGATGGCAGTTGTTGTGCAATTATTGATGGAAAATTCTATAAGAGATATGATTGTAAAAAAGGAAAAACACCACCAGATGGAGCCATAGCTTGCTGCGATCCAGATCCGATTACTGGACACTGGCCTCATTGGGTCAGGGTAAATGAAAATGATTCATCTGATAAATGGTTTATTAAAGCATATAATGCTAATTGGTGGTCTATCATAGACGATACACCGGATGACGGAACATATGAAGCTATAGGCTATCATTTTCAAGGAAATCCATACGGACTTTTTAATGATATTTTAGTAGCACATGGAAAAAGTATTATCGATAATTTGTATCTATCGTCAGATATCGATGAATCATTTTGCAATATAAGAAAATATTTAAGAGATCATCCGATCGAGGGCATTGTCTTCTGGATGGATGGAGAACCTGCTTGCAAAATCAAAAGAACGGACTTTGGATTTGAATGGCCTATTCGATCAATAGAATGGAGAAATTGGCATGAATATATTTGACGAATGGACAGAAGTTTCTGATGGGATTTACAGATCTAAAGAATATGAAAATAGTGTATATGAACTTTTGATCTTAAATTGGAAAAAATCGACCGATATTTTGAGCGCGAATTGTGCTTTATATTTCAGAAGCATTGACCCATGGAAAGACCCAAATAGTCATGTATGCAGGACTTGTATCGAACATTCGGCGCCATTAGCCGCTTGCCTTGAACTTGTCAAAGAGCATTCAGAAGCATGTAAACGTTTAAAGAATTTTGTTATCCATAGAGACAATACGTCTGAAAAACCGACACAATGCTCAATTTGTGCTAACTGCGGAATGGAAGAGGTTCACTATGACGATGATGACTACGATGAGCCGTTCTGTGAATTAGGCAAATCCATTTTTGACTACTATGGATATTTTGACCAGCATTGTAAGGAGTTTAAACTGAAATGAGATTTAACCTGATTAAACGAAAGCATAAGCATCAGTGGAGGATAACGCAAGTTTCAAATGTCATTCAGCATGATGACTTTGGCTACCCATTGCGATTGTGCATTGAAAAGTGTGATATTTGCGAACAATCAAAACAGGTATGGTTGGACGTGGGTGAAGAAGCTCTGAAAGAATTGGAGACTGGTGAATCTGTGCTGTGCGAATGGCGGAAGATATGCGAGGAGTAATAAAGTGCGGTATCACAATATAACAAAAGACGATATGCTCAATGGAGATGGATTGCGTGTAGTGTTATGGGTATCAGGCTGTTCACATCACTGCCCTGGATGCCAAAATCCAATTACATGGGATCGCAGTGATGGATTGATATTTGACGGAAACGCGTTAAATGAGATCGACGATCAGCTTGGGAAGAAGTATATATCTGGAATAACGCTTAGTGGTGGAGATCCATTATTTGAAGGGAACCGACGAGATATATTGGTTTTGTGTAAATATATCAGAGAGCTGTTCCCTAATAAGAATATATGGCTTTATACCGGTTACACTTACGAAGAGGTATCGGATCTTGAAATCATGGATTATATTGATATTTTAGTCGATGGACCATATGTTGAAAAGCTTCGCGATACCTCTTTGAAATGGCGTGGCAGTTCGAACCAGAGAGTTATTGACATAAAAGAAACCCATAAAATTGGACGAGTAGTTTTGTGGTGTGATTGAATTGACCAGATACGAGAGGAGAATAATAAAGTATTATGGGACGTGCTGAGAGAAGAAAAATCGAGAGAACAGAGCGTATTGAAAATCGTAAAAATAAGCTCCTGGTAACCAGAAAAGATTTGAAAGATATGAGAATGTCAGTGTCACGGGATAATGTCAAAGTTCTTATGGCCTGCTTCGCCCTTGCCGAGCATAGGTTATATGGATACGGAAGAAAGCGTTGTATCAGAACACTCAATTACGTGGACGAGATGATGGGCGACATTCTTGACGGTACAAGCTCCTTTGATGACTATGTTAACGAATTGCGAGATGATGTAGGAGTCGTCATCAAATACTGATTCGCGTAAAATACACAGCTTATTATGAAACAAAATTATGTTGCATAACGAAAGGAGAATATTATGGATTTTAAGAAAGGCGACAAATCATTATTTGTTCCAACAATGGCAATCCTTGCTGGAGTATTGGTGATTGAGAACATTGCTAAAGCAATCTGTGAAACGGTCGAAAAAGTGCATAAGTAGTTTCAAAAGAGGAGGCTCTGACTTTAGTGGTCAGGCTTCTTCTTTTTGTTTTATCAAATCATTTGAAGGAGAAAAACTATGACGACAAGAGTAGAAACATGGCAGGGACACAATATTAGATTCGTTCTGAAAAATAATGAATGGTGGGCAATTCTCAGTGATGTTTGTAAAGCGCTTGGAATTGATCCAATGGCTGCATTTATGAAACTCGATGAAACCACTATCGATCAGGTAGAGAATCTAATTCCAAGCGTTGATAAGTATTTAGACATTGTAAATGAAGTCGGAATTTACGAACTGATGTTTCTGAGCAATCTCTCTGATGCGAATAGAATGCGTTTCTGGACAGGAACGGTTCTTAAAAGATTGCGTAATCGGATCGGGCTTTCAGAGTACGAAGTAATGCGGATGATGGATGGCGATATTCAGGAAGAAATCGACAATCTTCTCGATGATATTTTCTACGACGAAGAGACAGGAAAAACCATGATAAGTGTCACAGTAGCCGGAGGTGACGTCGAACAGGTCCCAATCGAAGATATCTTGTAAAGGAGAAACAGGGCAAAATTTGAGCGTACAATATCGACAGAAAACAGAAACAAATTTTTTGTATCCGTATCAGTTGGATGCAGTCAATCAATTAAAAAATGGTTGCATACTATGTGGAGCGGTCGGATCTGGAAAATCTCGAACCGCTCTTTTTTGGTATTTCAAAGAGAACGGAGGCTGGATTGATAAAGATGGATATTCTCCGATGAGAAGTCCGAAAGATTTATATATCATAACGACTGCGAAAAAGAGGGATTCAAAAGAATGGCTTGGCGAATTAGTTCCATTTTTGTTATATCCAGGCGATGACGGTAAAACAAGATTTGGGAACAAGATTGTCGTAGATTCATGGAATAATATCGGCAAATACGTAGATGCTGAAGATTCATATTTTTTGTTGGATGAGCAGCGTCTCGTTTCATATGGAGCATGGACCAAATCATTTTTGACGATAGCTAAGTCAAATAAATGGATTTTGCTCAGTGGAACACCAGGCGATTCATATGTCGAGTATTTACCAGTATTTTTGGGAAATGGATTCTTTAAAAATAAGACAGAGTTCAATCGGGAGCACGTAATATTTTCGAGATATACGAAGTATCCCAAAATTGATCGTTATGTAAATACAACAAGACTGGACCGGCTTAGAGATAGAATACTTGTGAATATGGATTATACGCATGATATTGTCAAACATAACGAGGATATTTATTGTAGTTATGATATTCAGCAGTATAAGTTTGTTATACGAAATCGGAAAAATATCTACAAAGAGAATGAGCCAATCCAAAATGCTGGAGAAATGTGTAACGTGCTTAGACGAATTGTAAATAGCGATGAGACACGCCAGATCAAACTTCTTGAGATTCTCGAGAGTCATCCACGAGCAATTATATTTTACAATTACGATTACGAAAGAGAAATACTATTGAACCTTGGGTATGAATATGGGACAGAAATAGCCGAGTGGAATGGACATGCTCATCAGCCAGTACCGGAAGGAAATAAGTGGGTTTATATTTGCCAGTATAATTCTGCAAGCGAAGGGTGGAATTGTATACGAACAAATTGCGTTATCTTTTATAGTCAAAATTATTCGTATAAAATGATGACACAGGCTGCCGGGCGCGTTGATAGACTAAACACGCCTTATGATGAACTTTATTACTATTATCTTAAATCAAGATCCGGTATTGATTTAGCAGTATCGAGAGCTTTGGCAGATAAGAAAAAATTTAATGAAGGGAGATTTGTTGGATGGAACAAATCACAGGTATCTTATAATGTGGCAAAGAAAGAAAATAGGCAAGCTGCATAAAGAATATTATGTAAGTGATTCTTATGGAAATACTGATAAGGTCATGGTTCGGAAAATTAATAAACTTATTAGAAAGGTAAATAATAATGTCTGATTTATATGTATATCTAATTCGTTCAAGAAATAAAGATAATAAAGATATTCCTAATTTTAAAGAACGTACACAGACTATCTTAGAATACAAAGAAAACGAAGATAAAGTAGTAGAAGAATTTCGCAGATTTGCAGTGGATGGAGTCCCAGGCGAACAGACAAGATTGTATCGGTCTGTAAATTCTAGGAATGAAGAGAAGATAAGAGAAAAACTTGTCATTAGATTGCTTAGAGATAAACCAAGTGTGACAAAGCTGAATCGTACATTAGCTTCTGTTGCGCAGCAAGTAGAGAATCGGGATGAGAGCAAGTGGTTGTTTGATTTTGATGTGGATGATGAAATTATTGTAAAAAATTTTGTAGATGATATTTTTGTTCAGACAGATGTGGATTATCCAATAGAAAAAATTGAACGTCATAAAACTCCGCATGGTTATGCAATTGTGGTTCCATATGGTTTTGACACAAGGAAACTTATGGAGAAGTGGAAAGATTATGATATTACATTGAAGAGAGATGAATTGTTATTTTTGGATATAATCACAAAGGAGTGAAGCGAGTTGACGTTTGGAAAAAAGAATACATGATTATTGTCTACGATCAGCAAAGTCGCATGGATATGTTTTATCGAAGCGATATATTTCAAATCCACGTCTTTCATATCTTAAAAGATATGAAAATGCATATTATAACCTTGCTCTTTTGGATATAACATATCGTATCATTGATGATGGCGAAACAGCACTGATATATCATTTGGAAGGATCGAAAAATCCGATAACTATTAGAACAAGTGTTTGGATTTGTATGATATTACCGTGTGCTGTGCCATATGACGATCCACGCTTAGGAACAAATCAGATTATTTCATTTGATCAATCGTTCGCGTAAAAAACATAGGCCTTTATGAGAAAGATTCATATTTTAAGGAGGTATTAAAATGAAAGATGGATTTAAAAAAGGATTTGGTTTCACGATGGGAGCTTATGCTGCAGTATTTGTAGTATTTATGGCAGTAAGATCCATCGCGAATATTGATCTGAAAGACAAAAACACTTCTGAAAAAGAAGAATCTAAAACGGAGGAGGAGTCCTAAGGGGCTTCTTCTTTTTGTTTTGAGAAAGGAGATGTCATGGAAGAGGATACATATAAAGAAGTTTATTTTGACCAGTATTGTAAGAAATGCAAATATGAAGATACATTAGAATCAGATGATCCGTGTTTTGATTGTCTTGATAATGTGGTCAATTTATATTCGCACAGACCAGTGAACTTTAAAGAAAGAGAGAAATGAAATGGACAAAAATATTAATAAATGCGTATTGGTTAGTTTCGTGAGCGATACTGATAATGGAGACGTGGCAACTCTTATCGTCGGTGAGCAGAAAAAGCAGGGGCAAATCAATATTTTAAATGCGATACAGGGTCCGGAAGCAACTGAGTTATTCGAAAAGTTAATAGTTCCGAAAGGAGTGCGGAAATGATACTTCGACTATTATTCAAATACTTCGGTCTTTTTATTTTTTGTCTTGGACTTTCCATGGTCACCGGAGGCGTTAATGGGATATATTGTATGATTTTTATAGGCTTGACGCTATTTATTGAGTTTGGAAGAGAAGACAGCATTATAGTAGAATGGGAGGATGAAGATGATCGAGATTCTCGAAGCCGGAACAAAGAAAAAAGTGAGATGTAACAACTGCGGTGCTTTGTTGAGTTATGAAAAATCAGATGTTAAAAATGAAACAGTTAAAACTATGATGCCATTGGGAGATGGGCGTAAATTGATAAAAGACTATATTATATGCCCGCAGTGTAAAGAGAATATCTATCTAACAAGTTTAAGATAATGGAGGATGAAGATGATTAAAATTATCGAGGCAGGGAAAATAAGAGAGGCCAGATGTAAAAGTTGCGGTGCCCTACTGCAGTACGACATATCGGATATTCGTGAAGGATCTGTTGGCTGGGAGTATCATGGAACTGGTCCAATACGCAAAATTATAAGAAGGTATATTGTTTGCCCACAATGCAAATGTTTGGTATTCGTATGAATTAAGCAGTTAGGAGAAAGCAATGATTAAAATGATTAAAATTATCGGAACTGTCAGAACAAGGACCGTGGTATGCTATCATTGCCACGTACTTCTGAGCTATGAGGTATCAGATATTTGCAAAAAATCTACGGTGTATTTATCTGATGCTCCAGTAGGCACCATCATGGGTGATTACATCATATGCCCGCAGTGTAAAACGTCTATTTATATTTGAGAAAGGGAATCAATATGCAGAATTTAATTGAAAATGCGGTGGTATACGGACTAGAGAACAGCGTCAGAGTATCGAAATATCCTATGCAGATTGATATTTCGAAGTGCACTGATGAGATAACAAACAAAACAAGAAGTCTTGCCGGAGCGCCGAGAGGATCAGGACATGACAATTTTCTAAAAGGAATTGTGGTCCAATTCGACTTGACATTCACGGTAAAGGCATGGACAGAAGCAGAGCGATATCATTGGTTTGATATTGTTTCAAGCCAGTCAACAATGCATCGCATCAGTAAAATGAATGTTGACGATTGTTGTTGCTCGTATGTAACAGAAAAGACAAAGAAGTATGTGAAAGAACTTCAGCAGAACTATTTGGACGATCAAACACCAGAGAATTATTTGCGGCTGCTATACAATGCCCCAACCGGCATCATGCTTACTGCCGGAATAAGTACAAACTATCTTCAGCTTAAGACGATCTATGGACAGAGACGCAATCACGTACTGCCAGAATGGCGATGGTTCTGTTCTTGGATTAAAAGCTTGCCATACTCCTGGATGATTACCGGAAAGGATTATGACGGCGATGAAGATTACAGGACATGGCCTCGTGGAAGATCTGGAAGATATACATGGGAGGATTGATATTTATGAGAACATATATGTCATTGCCGTCCGGAACATATAATATTACTCTTACAAAAGATGAATTTGAAACTCTCGTCAAGTCGAGTCACATTAATTGTAATATTGGTAATACTCCATGCAAAACGGGGCGTACTGTCTGGAACGAGGATCGGAAAGATTTTGAAACACTGGATAAAAAGGAGGTTTATAATAATTTACAATTCAATTTTTGTGAACCAGTAGCAGATGTGCCAATAGGCGATTATCCAGTACAGTTTCTAACAATTAGTGTGGAGGATTGATATTTATTAGAACATATCAGTTTAATTATGACCGAAAAATTGATGGCTATGGTGAAATTCAGTTTTGTGCCGAGAACTATCGTGAGGCTAAACGGTTGTTCGAAGACTGGGCAGCGGAGAATGGATATTCAATTCGTGAATACAAAATGACCGTTGTCTATAACAAAGAAGATGCCGATGAATATGAAAATATTTACGCGCTATAAGAAAGGAGAATGAACTGATGATTTTTGTAATAATATTACCGATAATTATCGGGTTCGGATTTTCGATTTATATGCATAGACAAGATGATCTGGATTCGCTGACATTTACAGGGGTGGTTCTGTTTGGCATTGCATTTATAATTGCGGCAGTCTGCAGTATCGGTCTTGCCTGGAATGTAACATCTGGAAATCATATTCCAGAAATGATCTCGATGTATGAAGAGGAAAACAACCAAATTGAGAGCCAGATTGGTGAATTAGTGAATAAGTATATGGAATACGAGGGAAGTACGTTTAAGGATCTCAAAAATGAAGATTCGGTAGCGCTTGTTTCACTATATCCAGAGTTGAAATCAGATGCGTTGGTTGAGAAACAGATCGAGGTATACATCGAAAATAATAAGAAGATAAAAAATTTGAAGAAGAAGCAGATCGAACTATTGACATATAAGTGGTGGCTTTACTTTGGAAAGTAGGTAATAAAGACATGGATGTGTTATGGATTATTCTGATTGTCGTAGAACTGTGTATGGGGACAAGAACGTATATCAAGGCAGAAGATAAGTTAGATAAAATACTTGCCTTTGAAATGCTGATTTTCGCGCAAGGAATGACTATATCTATGAAACTTAAATAAGGAGGGCTAAGCTATATGACTGAAGATGAAAAAGATATTTTTACAGAACAGGTAAAAACGATTCTGTCTGGCTATATAGACAGAAAAGATACAATCAATTACCTTGCAGTGAAAATCAGACAGCTGCACGAAGAAGAGATGAAGAATTCCTGTAATTTATAATTTGAAGAAAAAGAGGTGATTCCATTGCCCCTATTATGTTGTCATGATTGCAAATCCAGACACATTGGGTGTCACATAGATTGTGAAAAATATATTAGAGAAAAGAGAGAGTATGATGTATTGCAATCCAGTATACGAAAAGAAAAAAGCTATGACGGGTATATTGCTGGCCGAAAATTGGAAATAAAACAGGAATATATTAAAAAGTATGGAAAAATATATAAATAAATATGTTAGTGGAGGGATAAATGGATGAGATAGTCTATAGATCGAGCAATAGCTATTTTGCAGATCAATTAAGGCATATCATGGATAAAGAAAATTTATCTATTCGTGATGTGGCTAAAAAATGTGGAATGACAGAAACAAGTATCAGCAGATATTTGTCGGAAGACAGGGCACCGAATGTTAGAGATGCGAACTGGATATTTGAGAGTCTTGGATATAACACATTCATTGTAAAAAAAGAATCAAAAAGAAAAGAAAACCTTCGTAAAAATGGGTCTGGATGCAATGATTATGTTGCATATAAAGCGATAAAGAAGGCAGACTCTGATCGAAATAAAATAAGTTGGCTCATTGACACATTCTATAGAATAGCAAATTATGCCGGTTTTTCAATAGAAGAAAGACTAACTATTAAAAGTCAAGTCTAA